ATTTGGACAAGTTTTTACAAGAGGGTCTTTTCGTGCTGAGACATTAGACCCAAAGGGAAGACAGCTATACGAAGATGACATTAACCTATTAGATTATATGGGATTAGGAGAATCAGATAAAAAAGCAGATATACTGGGAGTTACTTTTACTAATAGAGTCATGAGATTTTTACCAGATTTACCTGAAAACTCTTTAGAATTAGAGCCAGATTACATAGACTTTCAAAGGTTTGGAAATGAATATTTAGGTATAGATGAAGACTTAACTTTACGAGAAGGATACAACCCTAGATATTATAGTCCTTTTGTTAAAAACCCTTTGTATGTCAGAGATGGACTATTTAAACAAGTATTAGGTTTAACAAAGTCTCCTCCTAGTAGTGCTTTATTAAAAGAAATGAACAGACTAGCTATAAATCAATACGAAGTTTATAAAAGACATACACGAAGTAATTTTATAGATATTGTAACTAGGACTTCTTTATCTGCAACATTAACGGATGATTTTATAAATGAAGTTCAGTATAGTGAAAAGTATTCTTCTTTAATGAAATATGAAGATAAAAAATTCTACCTTGAAAACTGGTTAAAAAATAAAATATCTCAAAGAAAAAATACCATAAGAGAACTGGCAAATAACGGTAAATTTGAATATGCTAGTGACTATACATCTTTTGTGCGAGGAGAAATATCTTCTATAAAAAATCAAAAACAATTTAATAGATTTTTAAAAATGAGATCTCCTGATTATGGAAGTTCTAACAATTCTCTGTCTGATTTTTTTAATGCTTTAAAAAATATAGAAGAGTTACCAAGAAAGGAACAGTATGATCTGTCTGCTTCTATTCTTATTCAAGTACAAGATTTATATAAAGAATTTCAATCTGAGTTTCCTGATGCACAACCAACAGGAGTTGATACTGTTTTCAACTAACAATAAAAAAAGCGTTGCAACACCCACCACAAATGTTACAACGCTTAGTTGAGGAGACACTTAGAATATTATCTTATAAGAGAACCCATGTCAAGACTTTTCTTTAGTCTTTCTGTTTATAAATTTTTCTGCTTCTTTCGCTAGTGATATTATAGGCTTACGTTTTTTCTTACGCAAATAGTATTCATCACGCTCTCTAATCAACTTAGCCTGAATAGCATCTTCATCTTTCAATGACATTAAGTATCAAGCTCCAATATCAACTATCTCGCATACATCTCCTGTACATGCAAATGTCTGATTACCTGCTGTTGTGTCTTCTTTTTCATAATCAGACAACTCTGACCAATTAATACTGTCAGGCATCATCTCCCTCATTATATTATATTCTCCTTCAGTGCATTCCTGATATGGTGCTTGCTGATAGGAATGATCTGAGTGTGGTAAGAATGACACACCAGACATTTCATCGAAGTGTTTAAAGACAAATGCACCAACTTCCATCCACTCGTCATCTCTAACAGAAACCGTCACAGAGGGCTTGTGTTCACACCAGTACCTCTGGTATATCAGCCACATTTCAAGCTGCTGTACGGCTGTTAAATCGCTTCTAATCACGCTCTCAGGAGGAGACTTAACAGGGAAGCTAAAAACAGTGGTACTTTCTGGTTTCATGACACACTTTTCAGAGGGTATTCCTTGATCAATCATGAACTGTGTTAGCGGATCTTTGTTATCGCCTCTGACAGTACGAACATAATATCTGTCATGACGAGCATGGATACCAGAGCTACTATCAACAAGCTGAGATACTGTACCGCTAGGCTTAACACACGTAATAGCAGTCGATACAGGAATCTTAAACTTATGTGCATATTCAACATTAGTTTCTACGGCTACCTTTCTGAGGTGTTCTAAAGCTTTCTCTAAGCCTTCTTTACTTCCATTAGTAAGTGGATTGTCCATGATGCCTGTAAGAGAGACACCTAACAATCTTTCCTCCTCTGTATTCTTTGTCCATATCTTACGTAGATAAGGAAAGTGCGTAAGCGTAGATTGTGCTGTACCTAAGATAGTTGCAAGTCTTACTTTATTAGAGAGAGTATCAATGGTATCATTTTCTCTGACTACAACCTCAGTAAGATTACAGAATTGATATGGTCTAAGTATTATTTCGCTACAAGGATTAGTGCCAAACTCGTGATCTGAATCCCTGCGTCCATACTTTTCAACCTGTTTCTTAGAGGCAATTCTATTAAATATACCTCTCTCTCCTGACTTAGATTCAACTAAGCTTGCCCACTCTCGTAAGAATGTAGCTCCGTCAGGTTTGTCTGTATACGCAACAGAGTTATTAGAGAGAGCCATGTGAGGAGCAGTATCCCACCATTGACCAGATTTAGCTTGTCGCATACGAATGTCGCTCAAGTTAGATAGACTAATCATAGCTGACCTACGAACACCGCCTACAACAACAACCTCTCCAATTTTACACATAAGGGAGTGGCAGTCGTAGCTTGACAGCTTACGTCCTACATTAGCTTTAAACATGATGACCGTAAATTGAAATAAATCTATAAGTGGTGCAGGTCCACTGGCTCTACCTCCAAATGTTTTTAGTCTAGCTCCTGCAGGTCTAACGGCAGACACATCCCATGTTGGTATCTCTCCTGCGTAAAGCAGGGAAACTAACATACGGAATGCTTTGGCCCATCCTTCTTTACTGTCCTTAACAACAATGCATGTATCAGAGTTGTATAGCTTCTCAGGTATATCAGGTAGTTTATTTATGTACTGTCTTTCTACAGAGAATCCAACACCTGTACCACAGAGGAGTACATACATTGCTTCATCGAATGACTTTATATCATCTACAGGAAGGTAGCTACAGTTGTACCCTGCTGTGTTATCTCTGTCCAGAGCTTTACCTGCTGTCATCAAAGCTCTCATGGAAGGCATAACCTCCAAGTTATGTATAGCATCCCATAATTCTTCAGGTACATCATAATCCATACCTGATTTTGCAGCTATGTAATCTACATAACGAGATACTGTTTCGCTCCATGTTTCCCTGCGTTGTTCATTGTCTAACCAACGAGCATAACGAGAGGTAGCTATAAAGTTCTGATAGTCTGTGGGGAGTCCTCTACTACTTTTCATTTTTTGTCACCTTTATATTCTTTATTTCAAATCCGTCTATGTCATAAAATGCATCTTCAACGAGTTCTTGTATATCATGTTCATGGTTGTCTTCATCAACAGGTAAGATGTTCTCTTCCTCATCTACATCTACAGTCATAAATATTTTAAATTTCATGCCACTAAATCCTCTAAGTAAGGAGGTTTGTAATTTGGTCCTTTCATTACTTTACCGTCTTCTCTGTATATAGGATTTCCCTCCTTGTCTAGCTTAGACATATTGGATGCGTGTACTCTATTGAAAGCTTCCTGTACAGGCAATCCTAATGCTACCGCCATGCCTGACAAGACGTATTGAAGATCACAGAGTTCTTTCAACAGGTTTGCTTTTAAGTTAGTAGAGGGCTTTCTTCCTCTAGCTATATCTAAAGAAACAGAGTTAACTTCAACTTTTAATTCTTCTAATTCTTCATCTAGTAGTTTTAATCTTAGTTGAAGTAAATCTAATCCCCAATTTTCATCTACAGGGTGACTGAACTTTTTATTAAATTCAGCCACCTGATCTTCTCTAGTTCTATAATTCATAATCATAAGCTCTCCACTTCTTTTATTAATCTATCTAAGTAAAACTTAGCTTTTTCCAAATCCTCGACACCGCCTTTGTAGCGGTATCTCCAGACATACTTTAGTATGTTTCCTTGTAAGTAGTATCCGTATCCTTCATTAGTAGCTGCTCGTATAGCCTCAATACATTCTATATTAGCTTTGTTATAATGAGGGGGATTATTTACCATATCTTCTGCCATTAAGCTTCTCCGTCTGATGGGGTTGCAAAATTAAGTTTATATACGTTGCCTTCCTTCTTAATTACGTCAGGCTTCTTAGTTACTTTCTTTTCAGTCTCTTCTAGTTCTTCCAATTCGTCATATATTTTATCTAGTTTAGTTCTGTGCTTCCATACTGATTTTAAGAAAGTATCATCTGTTTCTAGCATATTAACGCAGGTTGTCAATAGTGTTATCATATTAAACATTTGATCATGTGTCTTTTTATCATACCCATTATCATCGTCATAATATGCAGATATGTCTACATCCCCTGTCCATAAACCCTGTTCATTATCTTCTAATGTAAATACTAATGCGTATTGTTTATTTGATAGTTTCATTATACATCCTTCCGTGGTGTTTTTAATCGGATAACCGATAGTTTTATCTCTTTTCCTTTTTCTGTCAACCATTCTTTTGGAATAATTCTATGACTAGCTAAAAAATTGTTTTTATCACACCACTGTGCATTTGTGGTCTTGCTTCCTTTATATAGCTTTGCATATAAGTTAGTAAACACAAAACGAATGTCAAGTTCTGGGTGTTGTTCTTGAACTTGTAAATGTTTTCGTCTATCTTCTGAATCAAATACTCCTTTCGTTTCTATTATAATTCCATTGTCTAACGTAAAGTCTGGGGTGTACGTTCTGTACCTGAGATCTTCCCACTCAATCTTGAGCTTCTCATACCTGACTTTCTTTTGTGTAGTCTTTAAAAACTCAGCTACGTTTTTCTCAAGACCACTTCTGTATCTACCTTTAAAGTGTCTGCGTTTCACCTTTTAACTCCACATATTCTATTAAAGGTTTTATTGAAGCCTTAGATACTTTTGAAGGCAATTCTCTTAATGTACTCCAACAATCTTTTTTATAAGGGCAGAACTTACAGCCATTGGGGAGTACCTTATTACCTGAAGATACATTTCTATACGTTTCAAAAGCAGCAGTGTAACATCTCTTAAAAGGTTGATCGGTATCTAAGTATTCTATTGTATCCTCTATACTCTTCATAGTTTTTTCTGTGTCTATGTTTTCAGCAGATACATATTTAAAATCTCCGTTGGCTTTGTTTATAACCCACCAACCTCCTACTTTTTTTCCTATAGCTTTTGCATACCCTGCAAGCTGAGATACATATCCGAAGCTGTCTTCTTGAGCAAGCGAATAAAAAGAATCAAACTTATTCTTAAATGACCAAGGAGATGCTGACTTAATATCATCTACTGTATCTCCTATAGTAAGATCATATTCTCCTGATATAGTTCTATCTTTTACTTTAAGGGTGCAAGTACCGCTGTCAGAAAACTCTACCTTAGACTCTCGCATGATTCCTTTGAATACAGCTTCAACTAAATCGCCTAGTACCATATTCATCAGGAAGTTTGAGGGTAGAGCCTCTGCAACGTCAGGTTTATTTTTAGCGTACCATAGTTGACATGTCGGCTTTCCTATGTTCGACATCCTAAGTTTAAAATCTTTTCTGCTCCCCCCTGCAAATTGACGCAACAGAGAAGCTCTAATGTCGGAGGTAATCTTATCTAAATTATCTTCAGATATATATCCCTCTCCTTTCATTACTTTACTTAGATAGCTGTGTATAGTCAATTCTGCAGGGTGGTTCATAGTTTAACCCTCCGACAATTCGTCAGAGTCAATAAAACCTTCAACCAACTCTTGATCGTCTTTATCCATTTTCGCAGAACTCTTTTCATTGTACTGCTCCATGATATAGGAGTTATAATTTGTTACCCAATCAGAGAAATCTTGCAGATGCTTTGGATCTTCATCAACAATCTCAATAGTGTCTGAACTCAAGTCAGCTACTACTGTGTAATAACTGTCTCCGTTAGGTAGAGGGTTAGCCTTTGAAGTAAAGTCAATCGAATGTTGAATCGGTAGATGCCTCTTCTTAGCGAGAAGATTAAATGGCTCTCCTGACGTTTTGAATGACGTTCTATTATCAACTTCATAGATAATTGGAATAGTCATATCCTCAACATCCTTGACTGTGCCGCCTTCTACGACAACACCTCCAGTAAGAT